AAGCAATTTGTTCAATCGATCCATCACTATGCACACAATGAATTTCAAAGACAAGAAGTGGGGTGCATACAAGAAATGGGAGGACCATGCATATGTGTACTTTGACAAGATAGTCAAGTGCATGTCACCCATGATAATACGCCCATCATCACCCATCATTTCAATATGCAAGAACTGAACGCACATGCATATGATATGCTATGTGACCCATCACCCACTATAGCATATTACTTTCTTTCATCCATCCAAGCACGAGCAACCAATGACAAAATGCAACACGAAGGTCCGTTACTGGATCGAACCACGTCAGCAAGCAAGACTCATCAGTCTAGCAACGTATGATTCTGCATTAAGAATCATAGAGGACTTCACTTCACTTGGATGGCGTGCCGAGATTGCACCCCCTCACGTTTAGCAGTCGGACAATGCCGCCCCCCTTGGGCGGTTCGCCCCCCGCCCCTAGCTTAGGTTCCCTAACGAGTCTAACCTACAAAGTCTTGCACGAGCGAGCGTGATATAAAATAAATAATTTTTCTAAATATTCTCCCAGACCCCCTTCAAAAATTTTTCCTACTATGCCTAAAGCACCACCCCCAAAACCCTCCGAGCCTGTCCACTCAATCAACGGTATCTCAGTATTCCTGCTAAGGGGTGCCCTTGGAGACCATTATATGCAAGATTGGTCAGAGGAGCACGTCAGAGAATGGGAAGAATATAAAGAAACTGCAAAGGAATTATGACACTATTCCCCCCTTGACTCTGTCAGGGAACTCTGATATAATATATACAATACTCCTCCCTCACCGCCATGATCTCACTAGACGAAAAGTACCACAACTATCTCACAGAAAAGAAAACGTTGAATATCGATGGAACTCAAGAACGTCTTACAGGATATGGATTCAACTGTGATGGATCAGGCATAACTGGGTATTATGTCAACACCGAGAATTGGAGATTAAACTATGACCTCCAAGAAAGGTTTGTAGAGAAGGAAAGACTAGTCACAGCAAACGTATAGAGATTACGAATTTAATTTATTAAATTATGGATACACCTAGTAATGCACGGTTGGTAGAGCGTCTGGCAGCACTTGAGAAGAAAGTAGCAGAATCCAAACTCATGATGAGACGACCTGGCTCTGAGAGTTATGAGAAACTGGTAGATATTGTAAGCGAGCACGATGAGAAACTCATATTCCAAGAGAGGGTCAATTCAGGGTTAAAGGAGATAGTCTTAGAGGCACTCCGAGAATGGGTACAGGAGACAGAATACCTTACACAGGCAAGTGATCCCGAAGGGAGATACTATTGTAGTAAGTCTGATTGTGAGGGAGTTCGTTTCGGAGATCAAAAAATCGCGTCCAAAACCGCGAAGGGTCGCTAAATATTATTCAACAGAGCAGGAGCTATGGACGAACTGGAAGGTGAATTTATCATCAAGAATAACAACGTGCTAACCACGTATTCTAAACTCAGGGATCTACCTGATAGTTTTGATCATTTGATTAAGTTTGAACCTACTATTCCTGAACCTCCACATACAGCGGAGCAACATACTGAGATGGGTAAGTATTCAGACTACCTACAACAATTGATGACTAGAGAGACAAAGTAATGGCCTACGATCAAAAGGGACAGAATGATGATTGGTTTGATCCACCAAGCACGAAGCATTTTTATCAGAACCCGTTAGATTCAATGCCCATAGCAACGGATAAAGGTGAACCAATTGACACTGCTCCATCTGAGTGTCAACCACCTGGTGTCGATGAAGAGATAACTATACATGAAAAGATGTACCGTCTAGCAACTCAGAACGGTAGTACCATAGGTGGTTCGGAACATTGCCATGACGATCACAGTTAGTCCTTTTGCAGAACCCTGGTCTATAACCCCTGGAGTAACCAGACCTACGTTCACAATTAACCAGACAGTTACAGCAGCAACAGACGATGCTTTACAAGAGGAGATTACTAATGTAACTGCTGTTGTAGATGGAACTGAACCTGATATAGTAATAACTCCTGGAGTAACTTCTGTGGCGATCACAGGGTCGTTTCAGGATCCTTTTGTAGATGGGTTTACTTATGTTGAACCTGGTGAATCAGATAAGACGATGACACCGATCACGGTTGAGAGAGTACCTAACATGCCAGCAGGTAAAAGGTTATATGATCTTGATCAGGATATGACTGCATATACTACTAAGACTATTACTGTTACAGTATCATGGGAATTAAGTACTGTAGCTCAGACACCTGAAGTCTTTACTCTTACAATGAAAATAAATAACTCATGGGAAGGTATTCATACCTTCATGGGTGACTACTACGATTATTTGAACTAATGCCAGCAGTAACTAGAGTTGGAGATGCAGACGTATCTCATTGTTCAGGAATGGTCAGAGCACAAGGTTCTGGTAACGTATTTTGTAATGGGATTCCGATCTCTCGTCAAGGAGATAATAACACTGGTCATTTATTGCCTGGTGTTCCATGTCCTTCACACTCAGCACCTATAGGTTCGGGGAGTGGATCCGTATTTGTAAATGGCAAAGGATGTGGTAGAATAGGGGATGCAACATGTACCAGCGTAGCTGCTGGTTCACCCAACGTATTCGCAGGTGGTTAATTATGGCAACAAAGACTAAACCAGGTGGTTTTGGTACACATCAACATGTAGAACCAATACCCAAGAGAACAAGACAAGGCACAGGGTCACACACTAAGTACTCTGCTACCTCACGTAATAAGGCAAGAAAGAGGTACCGTGGCCAAGGAAGATAAAGGATATAAAGGTAATGCGAATCGCCCTGTAGACATGGGCGATAAGTTTAAAGAAGAGGGTTGGGAGTACTGTAGATACCTCATTACTGACCCTCGTTCTGACGTATATTTAAAGAAGAGCCAAGAGGAAAATAAAAAGGCTACAGATTGAGTATAAATATAAAGAAGGTTAATACTACATTGGATGTCTTTTGTATCGAAGTCCTTTCGTGACTTCAGCCTGACTTTTGAAAAGAATGCGGTGACGAACGATGTTCTGTCACTGAAAAATGAAGCAGCTATTAAAGCAGCAGTCAAAAATATTGTTTTATATAACTTTTATGAGAAGCCCTTTGATCCCGCATTTGGTGGTAATATAATTGGTCTTCTATTTGAAAATGTTACACCTGACCTAATCAGTTCTTTAGAGCGACAAGTAGCTGATTGTATCAATCTATATGAACCCAGAGTGGCAGTCTATGAAGTTACTGTTGATTGGGAAGAAGATTATTATGAATTAAACGTGAGTGTTGCTTATGTAATCTTAGGGATTCCACCTAAGTTTGATAATATCGAAGTTGCATTTAAACCGTAATGGCATTTAACCAGATCAACGCTCTTGAATTCAACGAAATCAAGGCACAGATAAGAGACTATATGAAGGCACAGTCGCAATTTAGCGATTATGACTTCGAGGGATCCTCTTTGACAGTTCTTTTGGACGTTTTAGCGTATAATACTTACTATACTTCGGTTAATGCTAACCTTACAGTTAATGAAGGGTTCCTTGAAACTGCTGTTTTACGTGAAAATGTTGTAAAGCTAGCACGGATGATTGGTTATACACCTAAATCTGCTCGTTCTGCACAGACAGTTGTTAATATAAGTGTTCAAACTGCATTCCCATACCCTAAGACAGTTACAATTGTTGCAGGATTGGTACTAAACTTCACTGGATTAGATAATAATAACTTTGTTTTCTCGGTTCCAGTCGATACTACACAGAGTGTAGACAGTACAACAGGTATTGCAGCCTTTAATAACCTATCTTTGTATGAAGGGATCTTCCTTGAAGACACTTTTGTACGTAATTCTTCTACACGACAACGTTTCATCCTTACAAATAAGGATGCAGACACCTCTATTATGTCAGTTGAGGTCACTTCTGGAACTGTCACAGAGAAATATCTACAAGCAACAGACATTACTAAGATTGATTCTACCTCAAAGATCTTTTTCCTTGAAGAATCTGAGTATGAGGTACCAGAAATCCTCTTTGGAGACGATGTTCTAGGTAAAGATCTTAATGATGGTGACGTTATTACCGTTAGATATACCACATCAAGTGGATCTGGCGCAAATGGACTTAAAGTTTTTGATAATATTGGCAATTACCTAGACAATGTTGGTAATACAATCAGTACTGGCATCACAATTAGTGCTGTAACCTACCCAGATGGCGGTGCTTTACCAGAAACTACTGAATCTATCAAGTTTTCTGCACCGAAATTCTATTCTGCATTCGGTAGAGCAGTTTCTACTCGTGATTATGAAGCAATTATTCCTCAAATCTACCCTAACGTATCGTCAATTGCGTGTTATGGTGGTGAAGAGGCATCTCCACCTGAATATGGTAAGGTATTTTTGGCAATCAAACCAAAAAATGCTGATAAATTATCACTTTCAGAGAAAAATGTTATTCTAAAGAAGCTTAGAGACTACTCTGTAGCGGCAATTCAGCCTTCAATCATTGATCCATCGATACTTTACATCGATTTGGACAGTTTTGTTTACTTTAACCCCAATGATACTCGCAGAGAACCTTCCGAAATTAAAAATGTAGTGCTTGCAGCACTAACTGCGCTTAATACAGGTGCAGAATTTAATAAATTTGGTGGAAAATTCAAATTCTCCAAACTTCAGAAGATAATTGATGATTCTGAGGTATCAATTACCTCTAATATCACTCGTGTTAAGATGAGAAAGAACGTAACAGTCGATTTGAACGCTCGTGTCAACTATAAGATCTGTTACGGTAATAGAATTAACCAACAAACTGATACTCCTGCTGTTACTAGTAGCGGATTCAAGATTGTTGGAGATGATCTTAACCAATATTACATGAATGATGATGGTAAAGGTTCATTGCGTCTTTATTACGTAAAGGATACTGGTGCGTTTGAGTATGTCGATGGTCTATGGGGATCAGTTGATTATACAAATGGTGAAATTGTCATTAACGATTTGATTATCCAGTCAACTTCAGTGATTGGAAACCTATTGCAAATATCTGCAATACCTAAGTCCAACGACTTAGTTTCTTTGCGAGAGACCTATCTCACATTAGGCATAGATAATACTGTTGTTAGTGTTGTAGAAGACACTATCAGTAGTGGTTCAAATCTTTCTGGTACTGGAGTTGTACCAGAGTCAAGCTATAGTTAGTTAACAGATGACAAATTCTTCCTGGAAGGTTAGTTCGTGGACTACGCCGACCACTACGGTTACAACAACGCCCGTACCGTCGGAGGTCAGCCCTGAATCGAGATCGCAGATTTCCCATAACGTATCTGGGCAATTTGCTAGTTTCATACAGGATAATTATCCTACCTTCATTTCGTTCGTTAAGGAATATTATAAGTCACAAGAATTAAAGGGATATTGCTTTGACATCATCCAGAACTGGGGTGACTATTATAACATAGATGCTTTTGGTGGTTTAGTTACTGAGACTAAGCTAATTTCTGCTGTAACAACTTCTTCTACAACTGTTGACGTTGAATCTACTCGTGATTTTCCAAATGAAGGTCTACTTTTAATTGATGATGAGATAATTCACTATCAAAGTAAGGGTCAGACACTATTTCAGACTTGTTCAAGGGGATTTAACGCTGTAAGAGGTGTTGGAGAGGAAGGAGAGTATAGATCTGAGAATACTGTTGCCGCTGCACACGCTCTTGGCACTAAAGTTGTCAACTTAAACAATATTTTCCCACTTTATGTTCTTGGAAAGTTCAAAGAACAGTTCTTAGCAACATTTCCGAAGAATTTTGCAGAGGGAGTAACTGAATCAACTGTAATTAAGCGAGTTAAGGACTTTTATGCCGCAAAAGGGTCTACAAGGTCTTTCCAATTCGTTTTAAGAACACTTTTTGGCGTAGAATCAGAAGTTGACTACCCAAGAGACAGAATTTTCAAGCCATCAGACGCATATTACACTTCTAGGGAAGTAATTCGTGCTGTTGCTGTTTCTGGAGACCCAAATGACCTTGTTGGGCAAGTTTTGTATCAGGAAAGTGATCCTGATGACCCAAATGTTGCCGCTGCGCGGATTTATGTTAAAGGAGTAGTAGAAGTTTTCACTTCTAGCGGATCTATCTTTGAAATTGACGTAGATACCAATAATTCACTCGGAACTTTTGTAACTCCATACAAATCGATGCTTTCATCTGATTTGGGTGGTGAAGTAAACGATCAAATTGTCACTGTTGACTCTACATTGGGTTGGCCAGAGATAAATGGAAGATTTAGGATAGAAGATGAGATTATATCATATACAGATAAAACTGTAACCCAATTTTTAGGATGTTCACGTGCTAGAGAGAATACACTCAATGTAGCACATGATGCAGGGCAAGAAGTATTTGCCGCGTTTAAGATTTATGGATATTCCAATGTTGATAACTCTGAAATTCAATTAAAAGTCTATGGTGGAACCAGAGGAGTTAAACTAACTGATGGTGGGCAGTATTACCTTCCAAGTAGTAAGGTTAGTACTCCAGCCGCTCCAGGATTTGATAGTATTGATCCAGTTTGGGAGAGTTTCACATATAACGTAAGAAGGGCACTCAGAGGTGTCTCAGCGACCCTAGGAACGACGAATAACGATGGTTCTGTTCGTTGTACCATTGTCACAAAGGAACCACATAGGTTAATCAGAGATGATGTGATTAGAATCCTCAATGCACCAGAGGATATCTACAATAACCAGCATGACGTTGTTGGTATTGTTAATGAGACTACTTTTGAGTTTATCTTCTCATCTAGACCTGCTCTGGGCATAACAGGATTTGAATTCTACATTGCTAGAGAGTTTGCGTATGGTACGAGTGATTACGCATCTATCAATAATGTAGTTAAGGATTATACCGCAGACGTACAGAATACTTACAAATCAGATACGGATGTTATCGTCGCTAGTACAGGTGTACCATCACATAAGATTGGACCATTCGGTTCAGGTGACTTACCACCAGGTAACCAGAGATATCTTAAGAGAATCCCCATAACACCATCCACCAAGAGTACAAAGACAGCTACTCCTATTGGACAAATTGGTATTGGATCAAATGGTGTTCCGTTGTTTTCATATAAAGGAAGAGACATTAAGAAGTTTGGTGGATTATCATCAATCACTAAGAATAATGGTGGCGCGGGATATGACATCACAAACCCACCTACAGTTGTGTTTGAAGAAGATTATGCGCTCAATGGAGTCTATACAATATACACTAGAGTAAAGCATAACGGAAATAGGTACCAAGCTGTTACTAGTGGTAGAACATCATCAACTGTTTACCCAACACACACATCTGGTATCGTAACATTAGGTACAGTTAACTGGGAATACGAAGGAACTCCCGCAGCTGCTACTGTTTCTGTCCTAGGTGAGGTTATAGCGATTAACGTTACTGCGGGTGGTAGTGGATATGTTACAGAACCTATTATATCAATTACTGGTGGTGGAGCTAGCAATGACAATCAGGCAACTGGTTCAGCGCAGATCACTAATGGTACAGTTACTGGAATCATAGTAACTAACAAGGGTAGCGGATATACTAGTGTTCCTACAATCTCTATTAGTGGAGGAAGCGGACAAGGGGCAACTGCAAGTGCCATTTGCCGTGGACCAATCAATACAATTAACATTACTAACGCAGGAAGTCAATATACTTACGAACCATCGATCAAATTGATATCTGGTAGTGGTGCTGTTGCGTATCCTTCCATTTTAAACGGAAAGATTGAAAGTATCATTGTAACCTTTGGTGGTAGTGGATATTATGGAGCTCCAGACGTTATTATTACTGGAGATGGAGTTGGTGCTACCGCATTTGCTCAAGTAGACCTTTCTACCAATATTGTTACTGGTATCCTTGTAACAAACAAAGGATCTGGTTATAGCGCAGGTGCTACAAGCATTGATATCGTATATCCAGGTACAGGCGCATCATTCCAGACTAAATTAACAGAATTAACTTATAATGAGGCAGCAACCTATGAAGAACTCGGTGTTCCCGCTAGTTCCTTCACAAATAGGAAAACTACGGATGCTGCAGGTGGTACAACACTCAAAGGTGAGAACTATTTGATATATGCGGGTGAATACGGATATTTGTATAACCCTAAGAAACTTAGGTACCTTTTAAGAGATAATATTGACAGTAATCTTAATGAGTTGAATCCAACTGGGCATTCACCGATTATTGGTTGGGCATATGATGGACACCCCATATATGGACCTTATGGATTTGAAGATCCTGAAAATACTACACCATATAACTCATATAAGTTGATGATATCATCTTATAATGTAAAGACCTCTAGAGATGCTCTTCTAAGCGGTCTAACAGACCCTCTAGGGACTTATATTGAAGATTATGAGTATACGGAAGGATATGGAGATTTAGACCAATATAATGGCAGATTCTGCGTTACTCCAGAATATCCAAATGGAGTTTATGCATATTTCGCTACAATCAAGGGTACTGCGGGACAACCGAAGTTTCCATACTTTATTGGACCTAATTTCTACTCAGAAGCGAATGCTGTCAACTGGAACGGTAATGGTCTTCAGAAAAACTTTACAGAAGACGCAATTCGCTATAGAAAGCCATTTATCGGCACAGATAACATTGTAGCGAAGAGAAAACAGTTAGATAACAAAGTTGACTTCTTCTTAGCACTAGAAGACACCACAACATTGATTGTGATGGAAACTGGAGAGATTCTATCTTATCTTGAAGATGGAATTGGATACTTCAGCTACTATCCTACAATTAGAGGTGGTACTGCAGATTCATTGATCGTTTCCGCAACTAATAAGTATTCTTCCGCTGGAGTTGATCAATATCTTGTAGAAGGTGGCGGTAATGGATATAAAGTCAATGATAGGCTCTTATTTGATAATACTGGCACTGATGGTGAAGGTGTTAGTGCTACTGTATCCGCAATTACTGGAGAACCAGTTAATACAGTCGCAAGTGTAGTCGATGCTAACACAGATGTCTATACTCAGACTATAACCACTTCAGAGAAGCATTATTTGAATGCTGGTGATAATGTTACCGTTTCTTTAACGGATAACCTCTATACTAGAGAACTTTCAGCTAAGGTCATAGGTGATAAGTACCATTTCAAGTATTTCCAATTATCTGGAAGTGGAAGGATGGATCTAATCAAGGAATATGCTAATACAACAGCATATGTCCTAGCTGATCTTATTTACGTTGGCAATAGAGTTTATAAAGCTGCAGAAAGTGGAACTTCTGCATCTACTGCTCCAACACACACATCTGGTACTGCAAGTGATGGTTCAATCAATTGGACCTACATGAGAATCCGTACAGACGGTAATTTGGTACAAGGTGGATGGTCAAGTATTACTGGTGGTAGTAATTACCTTGATGCCACATATTTCGATGTTCCATTATCATCTAATGGATCTGGACTTACTGCTAAAGCAACTATCGTAGTTTCTGGTGGTGCGGTAACTACAGTCACTATTACAGATGCAGGTTATGGATATAACGTAGGTGACACTATTAGTGCTGCAAATGTCAATTTAGGCAATGCATCATCTCCTGCTGGTTCTGGATTCACTATTACACTAACTGAAGTCGAAACTGAAGCACAATGCCATACAACTTTGCCACATCAACTCGGAATCGGCGATATAGTCAATATTTCGGGAATTACTCCTTCTGGTTACAATAAAACCGACTATTCCGTTGTTAGAACTGAAACTCTTCGTAGATTTACCGTAAAACGTAATTTTGGAACTATTGCAGCTGCAAATACGACTTCTTCCGAGGTTTATGTCCAAGAACCCAAATTACAACTTATTTCGGGACACAAATACAAGATTGACACTTCCGATGCAAGTAATGTTGGAAAAACACTTGCATTTACTTTAGATCCCGCAAATACCGATATTTTCACTTATAAGAACATTACTGATGAAGAAAGGGATCCAATTACGGGTGCTCAGAATTCTATTACAATTTTCATAAAAGATTTACCTGGAATCTTCTATTACTTCGATATTCAAGGAAATGTAACTGGAAGTTACTTTACATCCATAAATGATCCTATTATTGGAACACAGACAGTTTTAAGTAAGACAGACTTTGCATTTACATATGTAACAGCACTTGCACCTGAAAGTGGATATTCAACAGGCATTACTTATACTACAAACTCAATTTACCCTACAGGGGGAGTTGCAACCATCTCTATAGGAGATCCTGGAAGAAACTACTCATCTCTTCCAAAATTAAGTGGATCTACTAGATCTGGATCTGGTGCAGCTGGTGTTGCTACTATTTCAGGTGAATTGTCTAGTGTTTCCATTACAAACGATGGATCTGGATATAATCAAAGTCAACTTCCAACAGGAGTTGTATCATTACCCGATTATGTTGATTTAACACTTACTGGGGTACTTGGATCGTTTATTAAGGATGAAGTTGTAATATCTCAAACAACTCAAGGAAATCAGACTGCTAGAGGTAGTGTTATTTCTTGGGATCCTACTTCTTCGACAGTAAGAGTTAAACCACTTAAGAATGAAAGAGTGGGTGCTGCTAATAAGGGATATATTATGTTTAGTAGTGGTAATGCTATTACTAATAAAATCTACAGTTCAGATTCTCAAGCATCTATTAGTGCTGTAAGTGGAACACAAGCTATTGTTGCTACTACAGTAGATGGTGCTGGTACATTAACTCAAGTTACTGTTACTAACGGTGGTTCTAATTATAGATCTGCTCCAGACATTATATTTGACGATCCTTACTATGGAACTGTTTCTACAGTTGGAAATATCACTGAATCTGTTTCAAATGCCTTTACTGCAGATACAACAACTACAGGTGTCACTCAAACCTCTATTGCAGGTTCTAGTGGATCTGGAGCAGAGTTTACAATAGTCACAGATGGTAATGGTGCAATTAGCACAGTTACATGTACTGATGGCGGTAGTTCATATGTACTAGGTGATACACTAACATTTGACGGTACTAAACTTCCTGGTGGTGCTTCTAACGAAGATTTTGATGTGACAGTTACTACATTGGCACATGCAGACGTAGCTTCTATTGGAACAGTATTAGATGCTTATGTAGATACAGTAACCGTTACAAACACTGGATCTGGTTATTTGTCTGCTCCTGACATTTCTGTTAGTGGTGGTCAAGGTATTAACGCTTCATTCACTGCTGCAATTGCAAATGAGGGAGTTTCCAGTATATCCATTGCAGCTGCTGGTCAACAGTTCAGAAGTGCTCCAGTAGTTAATATTACTCAGAAGAAAGGAACTGGTGCTTCTATATTACTTAAGTCTTCCGATTTGGGTGAGATTCTTAAGATTAGTGGAGATAACATTACTTTCAACTATTCTCACGATAGAACTTTAAAACCAGAACTTAATACCACATATAACCTACAATTAACAAGAACTCAAGTTATCGACTACTTTGATGTAGTCAATGGTGGTTCAAACTTTGTATCTACACCAGAGATAGTTCTTACAGGTGGTAGTGGATCACTATATGATCTAAAGGCAATTATTGAAAATGAAGTTATACAGAGCATTCTAGTTGAAAATGCTGGTAGAGGTTTCTTATCTGGTCCTTTAGTCGGTGCCAAGGTAACTCATACATGGGTTGGTCTACAATCTAACCATACATTAAACTTCCCATATAACACAAAGATTCCAACTGGAACTAAGGTTTATGTTGATCAGATCACTGGTCAGTTGCCAGCTCCATTAGTTGAGGGTACAGCATACTATGCAGTAGCAGCTACAACTGGAAATGGATTGGGAGATAACCAACTTAGACTTGCTACATCTCTTGCAAATGCTAATACTGAGACAACTATTACATTTACTACTCCTCCTGTTGGTGATGCATTAACTGGACAGACATATTTCACTTTATATACTACTGATCTTGGCGATGTTATCAATGCATACATGAAACCTGCTACTTTCTCTGTTGGAGAAAGGATTTATCAGGGTGCATCAACAACTTCATATACTGCATACGGTTATGTTAAGAATTGGGATGCTTCAGGTCGTGTTGTTAGTGTTGAAATCGTAGAAGGTGAATTTAAGGTTGGTGAACCTGTATTTGGTGAAGAGACTGCAGCGTTTGGTCAGATTCATGCATTCGATAGAGCAGATGCAGTATTTGATGTATCTCCTATCAGTACCTCTGCTACTACATGGGAAAGAACCACTGGTTTCTTAGATCTTAACGAACAGAGACTATATGACAGTGATAGGTATCAGGAATTCTCATATGATATCTCATCTTCCATTAATATTAATGATTGGAAGAACCCACTTAAGTTTGCTGCTCACCCTGCAGGATTTAAAGTCGTTGGTACACAAGTACTATCACAAGGAGTTAAGAAAACATATAGACCTAAGCCATCTGAGAACTTGGCTGCTGGTAATGAGTTTGATTGGTGGGTTCCAGTAACAAATACATTACAAACTACCTTTAACGGTACAACTTATGTTCTACCTAAGCCAACCGCAAAGGCAACTGGTAAACTTTCTCAGATTCAGAACTACTCTCTTGGTAAAGCAGATTATTCTGCTGCAGTACCTACTGAAGTTCAGATTTATGGTAGGCAACTACTAGACATTCAGAAGATCTTATCTTGTATCTCATATAAGATTGATGATATCACTGATAAGAGCATTACGTTCGATGGATCATCATCAAGTATAGTAAGTACCGCTAATAATCAGATTACACTAACTGCACATGGATTAGTTGATAATCAGCGTATGATTTATCAAGCTGGTGGTGATAGATTCCAAGATGCTAGAGATCTAGTCATTAAGAATATTGATTTCATCGTTGAAGAGACAATTGGTTTCTTGAATGCTTCATATCCAAGTCTTACATATAACTCTGCTACATGTGCTAGAGATATTAGACTTGTAGTTGCTGCATGGGCAAATGATTTAAGGTATGGTGGTAACTGGTTTACTCTATCTGCTACAAATCAATATGTTGGTGGTGTTGTATCTCAGGGCAATGCATATATTGATGCTGCGAATCTACTGAGAGACAATATGAACTTCATTGCTGCTGAAGCAGTGTATAGAATGTTACAAGATGCTACAGTTGGTATTCCAAGTGGTTATCCAGGTGTTCCTGGTCATGATGATAATTGTATTGATGACGTTGTTGATGTAATAGAAGCAGTTGCTTACAACTTACGTTATGGTGGTAATAG